CTTTTGTATACAAACCAAAATGATGATATGATTGAATACCATTTATGTTTTTTGAATAGTGGTATTTTTCAATAAACCCTTTTACAGCTTTTCTATTTATATATTCAACTGTAAAATCAGTTACGCTCATAATCCAATCTTACGACACTCCTGTTCTGTTTTACCATATTTCATTAGTATATCTATTAACTCTGATTGCCCACCGTGAGATATGTCATACATCTCTACAGCATCACTAGCTTCTCTCATACTACATTGTAAGTGTTTGGAAACTATTTCGTAAACCCACTTTGGATATTTCATTTTCTTATCTCCTTTAATATACTTTAACCATTGTTTCCCTTTAGGAAATATGTTAGTATATAATTTGTAAACTATTTCTGGCTCCAAATCATACTTTTGAACTTCGTTAACAATGTCTATCCAATCCATTTTCATAGATAAAAATCTATTTACCATGTAATTAGACCAACTCTTTTTATCTTCATCGGATATATCTTTCCAATAATTAGGATTCTGAACATCGGTAATTTGTTTGATATGGTCAAATAATGATTTAGCCATCTAATTGTGATTTCATATTATCAGGAACTTTACCACAATTACCACATGCAAATGCTTGTATCGGTACTATAGCTTCCTGTCCTGTAGGAGAAACTATTGGTGAAATTCTTTTTAAGAAAAAACTTTGTATAAAAGTATAATTACCACACTCATCACATTTGAGAGTTTCTGCTTCTGACAAATCTACTTCTACTTGTGCCTTTGGTTGTGGTATTGGTTTTTGTGGTTTCATATTCATAGTAACCTCACTTTATTATTGTTAGTATTTTAACCATTGTAGCCATAAAGTTTATTTCCTTATCCACCACAACTATGTCATCCCGTTGCCCTTCAGCAAGAGTAAGTATAACTTCTGCGGTATGCCCTACTGCCCAATCATCTAATGTATCATACAGTAATCTAAACCCATCAGAAAAATCTGTAACTTTACTATCTGCTAAAAGTTTTCTTATTTTTTTAAAAGATTCTCTTTTGTTTTCATTCTTTAGAATCTCCACTAATGTTATCTTATAATCATTTTCAAACATAGATTGTTTATCTATGACTAGCTTTTCATCTACAACCTGTCTTTGTGTTGCATTAATAACTCTTCTGATATCAGGATATCCACCATTAACTATTGTGGCTATATCAGAATTTTTAAATGTGATATTTTCGTTCTTTAGTATCTGACTTAGGTGTAGTGCGACATCCTTTCTATCAGGTGGTATTATCTGAAATGATTGACAACGACTTTGAATTGGGTCTATCACCCTTTCTACGAAGTTACAAGTCAATATAAACCGACAATGTTTTGAGAATGTTTCCATAAGATTACGAAGTGCAGCCTGAGCATTAGGTGTGATATAATCACACTCATCCAATATTATAATCTTCATATCTTTGAAACCAATAGTAGAAGCAAAGTTCTTAACCTTTGTTCTTACTGTTTCTACATTGTTTTCATCCGAAGCATTTATGTATAGATAATCACAATCTATACTATTTACTAACATCTTCGCGAGAGTTGTCTTACCAGTACCAGCTCTACCAAACAATAATAAATGTGGCATGTCTCCACTTTCTAAGTAAACCCTTACTTTACTTTTTAGATGTTCGTTTCCAATATAATTTTCTAACTCTAGTGGTCTGTATTTTTCAACCCATAAGCTATGTTCTATTGCCATTTTGTATTATTAACCTCAACTTTTGTTATTTCAACATCATGTTTATAATTTTTAGGATAATCCATTATAGGATGTTTCATCATTTTTTTGAAGTGTCTATTTTCTTTTTTATTACCAAGAAAATAAATGTATCTGTGTTTACTTGCTTCTTTCTTCAACCAAAAATCATGTCCAATTGATTTCTTCAACTTCTCAGGTGCAGCTGAACCAAACTTGGAATATACATTTCTACTATGCATCCAATCATCACCTTCTTTAAGTCTGAGTGAGTATGTTGGTGCTAATTGAAAGTCACCACAACCTTGGTATATCCAATTAGTGGCTTGATATATAGCACCATCATGACTCTGTTCAGGATCAGCATATGATATCAGAACTTTTATATCTGTAGCGTATTGTTTCAACCACTTAAATGAAGATGATATTACATACGATTCTATGTTCTTTCCATATCCATCGTGAATAAATAATCTTTTCAACTCTAAGATATTTTTATTCTCTATAATTTCTTCTTTGAATATCGAACCAATAACTCTTCTACCAACCGGAAACCCATAACATGCAACTCCTATAAAATCCTCTGTTTCACCACCAAAAAATTTATGCTCTGTAGATTTATTAAATACACCAAGTGTATATCTACAAGCAGAAAATTTCTTACTGTAATGATTTTTTACAATCATATCTTTGGCCAGTTTTTTATGAACTGGCCTTAAAGATATTTTTGTTTTATCTACATAAGATTCCATTTACACATCTGTTTCAGCAACGAGATAGTATGTTGCATCATAGTCATCTATCTTAAAATTGATTCTGGCTAATCCTTCTGATGATACTTCTAAAGTTGCACTTTCGCATTCTTTGTTAGCAACCAACACATCTTTAAAAAGATTTGCGTTGAAAGAAACATTATCAATCCTACTTACTTCATCTGTTTCAACGGGTAGAGTAACACGATTAGTGTTTATTTCTGCATAACCGATTACAATCTTACAATCATTATCTGTAGTGATAATAGTAAAGTTGTCTGTTTCAGGAAGTGCTGACTTACCAGCTATGAACTTATTCATAAATGAGGAATCAACTTTGATTTTCAACTCAAAGTTAGGTATCTCTTTCAAGTTCGGTGGTGTATTGATAACAGATAAGTCGGAAAGCATATAGTTTACGGTTGATTTACTATCAGATAGTTTAAGTGAAACTGCCTTATCACCAACCTTCATCAAATCCATACCTATATTATCTGACAATACAGATAGTAACTTAACTAACTGCTCTGTATTATATACACCCATTTCTATTTCATCGAAAGACCATCCATCCAACTTCAACTCACCAAGAAGATTTTTATCTCCCGTAATGAATCTTGTAGATAATTGGTTTCCTGTGCTCTTAATAACAACTGATGAACAATTACCGCCCAAATAGTATTTGTCGATAAACCTATTCAACATTATTTTTTGCATAACCTATTTCTCCTATGTTAATTATAACTATTGTTTAAAATTCCCAAAACTAAAAAAATCTTTCCATAGATGTTTTTTTGTTAACTGGTTCATTCCATTTTAAAGTTTCATAAAAAAGTGTTATCTTTTTCTCAAGCATTTGTGAATACATTTTTTTATGGTCTATAAAAGTTTTTATAAAGTCTATTATTTGTGGGGGGTCATCGTAACCCTTATATCCACAAGACTCCAAACCTAATTCATTCTGTTTTAGATAAACCCATTTTATCTTTTCTGCTTCTGATATAGGTTCATATTTTTTGAATACTCCGAAGTGCCTCATCAAATCATTGTAGTTTATTGCCGCCTTAACATGAGCTGGTGAACCTTTGGCAAACTGAGTAAAGTTACCATTCTTACCAGCACTATATTTTTTTAGATTTCTAACACCGGTTGGCATCGCTATCTTATCAAAGTCAACTAATTTCATTGACTCTTTGAAATTTATAATTCTTTCATCAATCTTATCTTTGGGTACGTTTGCAAGTATATCTTCTAACACATCCTTTAACAACTGCCCCATAGCCTTTGGAAAGTTACTACGAACTAAATCCAAACCTTTTACATGCAGTTTGTTTACCTTTACCCCATTGTCATTGATAATCTTCATACCATATCGTTTTTTCACAATAAACAAACCACTCTTAGCAATCAACTCCTGCTTTATCTCAAACCTATGTTTGTCTAAGTTTAAAAACTTCTTACCAAAATAATCATAAGACTTATTCAGATATGTCTGCATCTCATCAGCCACATCCAAAATAATCTTACTCATTCTGGTTTCTGTAAATTCCTTATTAGGAAATCTTTTTTGTACAATTGGTAAAGCTGAATAGAATACTGAATCAGTATCTATGTAAATACAATAATCTTCATTATTAGTTTCTAATGCATTGTTGTAAAAATAGTTACCAATCTTCTTTGTAAATTTAATCAGTTCTTGACCTGTAAGGGTAGTAGCTTCTGCATTATCTAAATCATAGAATCTGAATACTGACAGCCCTAATACACCATATAAAGAATTAAGTACAACCTTCTGAATTAACTGACGACTTTTGAAGTAAGTATACTTCTGTTCATCACCTGCATCACCAAACTTCTTCATCAATTTTCTGTACTCCACGCGGGTATCAAACCATTTTGATAACAATGCAGGTATCAGTCCTTGCTTATCATTTCTGTATAGTACGCCATTAGAAGATACCGAAACATTATTTTTATCGAAGAAATCTTTTAACTCTGTTTCTGTTAGTCTTCCTTTTTCTTTACCATTAGATAACAATGTGTACGTTTTCTTAGTTCCTTTTATAAACTCCTCAGCATCCCAACCAGCAAGTTTACCAATTTTAGTTTCAGGTGATATATTTAAAGACATAATAACTGATGGATACATAGAAGTAATATCTAAATCAAACACCCAATCATGTTTACCTTTTTGTGGTGGCTGTACATAAGCACCTGTGAACTTATCTCCACCTTCTAACCTTTCAGGTCTTGGTGGTTTGTTAGGAGCCACTACACCTATTTTTCTTAGGTAAACTAATATAGCACCTTCTAAATAACGAGAGGAAAAGTAAACATCTTCATAAGGAACATGACCTACATGACATACACCACGTGCCATTTCAATGAAGTCTAATTTATCATTCAATCTTTTCACAAGTCGAACATCATGTATATTATATTCTACAAACTTATCTATATCATTTTCATACAAATCATTTAGTGTACCAGTATACTCTATCTTATTCTCACTTAATTCAAACTCAGCAACAGCATCCAATCTGTAAGATGATAATTGTGTATAGGTGAAAAGTTTGTACAATGCCAAATAGTCTAAACAACTAACGCCAGCAAACATATACCTCTTCCTATGTTTATTCCAATTAACTATTCTAATCGGAGAAAGTAAATCGGCAACATTACTACCAACAATGTTGG